ATGTTGTGTTTCGTTATCCTCATATTTTTTGCTCCAGTTAGTAGATTTGTAAACCATTCCATTTTTTAATGTTACCTTCCATTCGGTAGGTGATAAAAGTTTTCCTTCTTCATCAATGTCAAAGTATTTAAACCATTCAGTTGTTTTGTAGTTCATATTGGCTTATCCCTATATCTCAATGACTTTGGTTGAAACCATAATGGTATAGATCCTTCCCACTCAAAATGCCTTTGCTTATTCACAGCCATAAATCCATCTGGAACAATCCTTGCATCTTCTTCAGAAAGTTTACCTTCCATTATGTCTTTTTCTTTTTTCTTATTACGGTACACCGAAATACAATTATCTGCAAGATTTGTTATTGTCGCAGAACCTGCCACGTCAAACTTACTAGGTGTGTGCGTGGTTTCGTCTATTGTTTTTCTGCTGTGTGCGATGAGGTGAATGTGAACATTTAAATCTCGTGCAGCGATACAAAGCTGGTCAACAAACTTCTTCTGGCCATTGTAATCATCCTCATTAATAGAACACTTCATTAAACTATCTACCACGAAATGCTGAATACCTAACTGCTCAGCTCCATAGTAGATAACAGATAATACTGCTGTAGGATTTGTGCTGCCTAACTGGTCGTACAAAAATAATTTTCCAGTTGCATCATTGCAAAACTGAGTTATCGCACTCTCTGTTGGTTCGTTAGTTCCTACTGATTGACGGATATAGCGTGCTAATGTGCTCCTGCAACTCATCTCAAAAGAACATATCATAACCTTGTAGTTCTCAATAAGTTTAAGCGTTACATAGCTCAAAAGCATTGATTTGCCATGTCCTGAATACCCCGACCAAATACTCGTCTCCCCTAAACGAAGTCTGAAATTCTCTGCTTTATCAAACGGAAGATACGCACCGCTTTGTATCTCGCCAGAGAAGTATCCAATAGTAGATTCAATAAAAGTATCTGGACTCTTAATTTTACGGTACTCATCGCTATCCCTTCTAAAAAAATAATTTTTAATCTTATCCTCATCAACAATGAGGCTCTGTACTTTATCTTCTAATGACATAAATCGTATGCCTTTCTTAATCTTTGAGATGCTACCATTAACCTATCGTGATCTTCTAGTGGTAGCTTTTTCCCATTAGCAATATCAATAGCCGCTAAAGCTACAAGCAATGTTTCATTAGAGATAGATTTTAAAACAGAATACGGATTAAATGGTTTTGATACTGGCTTAAAGTCACCAATACGCTGAGGCACAATATCATCAAAAGTTAATCCAACAGCACCAAGTATATCATTGGCTGCACATCCTGCAAAGCAATTAATAAGAATTCTACCATCTGGAAGTTCTTTTACCCCTAGCGATGCTGTTCTATCATCATGAGCTGGACAGATACATTGGTATTCGTCTTTGCCAGATTTGTAAGATTTTTCAAAGTGACCGATAAACTCATAAATATTCATGCAATATCCTTTATAAAGGTTATCTTCTCTTCTTTTTTCTTCTCATATCCTATCTTCTCTTCTTCTCTTCTCTCTTCTCTAGCATAATCCTTATATAGCTCGTGTATAGAATTGGCTGAGTCGCCCTCAAACCAAGAGTTTAGAGTGATTAGCATATTCTGGACAAACTCTTTATCCTTATGCAATCTGAAGCATAGTTTTTTGAGATCTGGAAGTTCACCGTTCTTTTCAGAAGCCAAGCACCAAAGTTCAAAAAGTGTGGCCTTTTGATCAGAACTTAACTCGTGCCAGTCTGGGTCATTGATAATGTCCCTACCGTAAACCTTGAACCAAACCATAGATGATTTGTTTTTAAAATGTTGAAATTTGCTCCAGTTCCTAACTTTCATAAAACCCCCTTAAAATAAACATTCTTCATATTGTGTCATGTCTGGCACGACCTTTGCTTTAGGAATAACCTTTAACTTACAGTTAGGCCTATTCTCAAGAAACCATAATGCAGATGCCTTGTTACTAAAGGCTCTTAGCGGTTTTCCGTCAAACTCGTCCAAAATGATAAATCTAAGATATTCCATAGGTAAGAACGCTATCACAAGTAAAAATGATTTGCAAACTATTTTTGTATAAATATTATATAAATATTATATAAATAGTTCTTGACATATTTTACCAAATCTATAAAATAACTATATCAACATTAACAACGGAGAAATAAATGGAAGCAATAAAAGTAATAAAAAGCTACATAGACGATCTTCAACACCATGACTGGTACTATAATTTTTCAGATGATCACCAAGCATGGAAGGTTGGATCAGCCACAGAAACTAGATTGCTTGAAACAGCAAAATCTATTGACCCAGAGTTTCAAATCTGGAATACAATAGCTCCAGACCCATTTAAGGATGGCAAAAATGGATAGGTTCTTTAGAATTATTACTAACACAAGATTGCAAAAAAAGTTTACACAAAAGTTTTATGTTGGGGTAAAATGGTTTTGTATCATATTTTGGAGTTACTTCATTTATGAATTCATTAGATAAATTAATTGCAGAAATCAAGGCCGCTGCAGATGAGCTAAAGGCCGATAACGATAAAGCGGAGCAAAAAGAAAATGGACGATATACAGTTTTACCAGCAGTACCAGCAACAAGAGCAAGAACAATTAGAACAACAACAAAAACAAACGGAGGCAAGTGATGTCAACAACTAAACAAGGTGTAGTAAATATTCGTGGTAAAGAATACAAAACGGTTGCACTTCGTGTGCAGGAGTTTCGTGAACAGTTTAAGGATTATTGTTTAACTACTGAGGTAGTTCAATTGGATCAAGAACAATGCGTTATTAAAGCATCTGTAATTGATACCGTTAATCGTGTAGTGGCCACAGGCCTTGCACAAGAATTTAGAAAGGCATCTCAAATCAATGGTACGTCTTATGTGGAAAATTGTGAAACTTCTGCTATCGGTAGGGCTTTGGCTTGTCTTGGTCTTGGCGGTACTGAGTTTGCTTCAGCTAATGAAGTACTTAATGCTATTCACCAACAAAACAATCCAGTTGTTGAAAAGATTTCAGATGAGGATCTTGAGGTTATTAAAGGCCAACTGATCTTATCTCATGAAGCTGGTGAGCTTAAGCAAGCATTCCATAAGTTAAGTCCATACGCACAAGAAAAATTGCGTGACTTTGCTAATGATTTAAGAAAGGCTGCATGAGTCACCTCAAGCAAAATGCTAGACACAATCGTATTACCGCTAGTAATGCATGGGCAGCGGTTTACGAGAGGCAAAAACTTTGGAGGGACATGACGTTTCGTAGCCCTCCATTTGAAGGTAATGAGGCCACAGAATGGGGTCAAGTTAATGAGCCAGTAGCATTGAGCCAGTTTGAAAAAGATATGGATGTTATCTGTGAGTCTGGTAATAAATTAATACTCCATCCAGAGTTGCCATTTGCTGCCAGCCCAGATGCATTCATTGATTCAATTCCAGTTGAGTTGAAGTGTCCCTTCACTCAAGTAGTATACCCAGAGATACCAGAACGATATTATTTTCAAGTCCAGTTACAACTTGAAGTATGTGACCAACCATATGCATGGTTTTATGTTTGGACACCAGATGCAACACAAGTAACTAAAGTAGAACGTAACAAAGCATTCATTGAATGGTACACACCGTTAGCATTAGAGTTCTTAAAGTACTTAGATGATGACGTTGAGCCAGTAAGATGGAAACGTAAGCCAATTTTTATTAAGGAGTAATGTATGGCAGAATATGATAATACCAATACTTTTGTATTGTTTAAGAACGATAAAGGTGACAATCCTAAACGTCCAGACTACACAGGCAATGCTAATGTAGATGGAATTGAATTTAGAATTAGTGGCTGGATTCGTGAAGGTGCTAATGGTAAGTTTATTAGCGGATCTGTGCAAATGAAAGAGGCTGCAAAGTCTGTAGAAAACAATGAGGATGTCCCTTTTTAAGACATCCCCAGTTGGAGTTACTTGTTCATAACGTACATAGTTACTTCAAAGCCAAAACGCATTTCAGTAGCTGCTGGAGTTGTCCACATGGTATTAATCCTTAAAGGTTTCTGGCTTATGCCATTAAGTGTGATTATACACCCAGCAGGCTATCTGGAATATCAGTAAAACCATGAAAGAGGTCTATGTTTAAGTTTGAGTTTAAGGAGTCCATAAGGGCTGAATTGGCAACTACACCACACGCTAGACTATTCCATGCAATACTATTGCAGGCCATGAAAGATGCCATAGATGGTTATGGTACTGAACGTGAATCTGCTATTAGGTGGCTTAATGAACACGATAACGTTGTAAAAGACATATGCCTAATATTATCTGGATATGATGAACACTATATTCATGACATTGTAGGAAAGCGTAATAATGGACATTCATAATTTAGAGCTTGATATAGCCTGCTACAGTACCGCTGTTTACCACGAAGTCAACACTAGGACGCTTGAAGAAAAGCTAGGTGTTATTAACGTAATCAGAAACAGAGTTAAGTCTGGTAGGTGGGGTCATAGCGTGTGCAGCGTTGTGTACGCAAATGGCCAATTCGCTGTGCAAGATGAAGAGCATGAGCCTGTGAATGAGAAGGCATATCTCAAAACTAAGTTATTGGTGCTTGACACCATAGTGTTTAAGAAGTATGCTAATCCAGTTGCTAACAGCCTGTATTTTCATGACGATTCTATACCGCCAAAAAAAGAATGGTATGGTAGGAAAAAGGTTGTTCACATAAAAAGGATGGTTTTTTATTAATGAAGCCAATTGCATTTTTAGTAGAAGAGTTTGACACTACAGGCCAACTTGTGTGGTCTAGTCTTATGACTTCACAACCAACGTCTTTAGAAATTTCTAAAGATATAAAAAATAAATTACATAATTGGACTATTACACCTTTGCTTCCAGACACAAAAAATATTATTAAAGTAACTAACGTTAAAAAGTACGACTCAAAAAAACTTGTGGAGGCACATCTTGGCAACTAAAACAAATTTATTTATTGCAACACCTATGTATGGTGGTTTATGTTATGGCACTTATTTAGAGTCTATGCTAAAGCTGCAGGCATGGCTCAATGCTAAAGATATAGAGGCATACTTTTCATTTCTTTATAACGAAAGTCTTATCACTAGAGGACGCAATACTTTAGTAAATGATTTCTTAAAGGGTGATGCTACACATTTAATGTTTATTGATGCTGACATACAGTTTGAAGCAAAAGATTTATTAAAGATGATTGACTCTGACGTAGAAATTATATGTGGCCTATACCCTAAAAAAGAAATTAACTGGGGTGGTGTGGCCTATGCTATTGAAAAGAAAGTTCCAGAGGGTCAACTAAAGTACTTTACTGGTGAGTATGTAGTCAACATGGTAGGCGATGTTAAGTCACAGTTAGTGCCTTTGGACAAACCATTTGAAATTAAGCATGGCGGTACTGGCTTTATGCTAATTAAACGAGAAGTGTTTGAAAAGCTAAAAGACAAGTGTCCGTCTTATAAACATAATATGAATGATGTGAATGACAATTCAAATATGGGTGATCAGATTACAGAATATTTTACCACTAGCATTGATGAGCAAAATCATTTATTAAGTGAGGACTATCACTTCTGTAAATTAGCTCGTGATAATGGTATTAAGGTTTGGGGTGCAGCATGGGCACAGTTAGGCCATACAGGAACTTATCAGTTTAGTGGCAGGCTTGTATGATTATTCCTAATAACATGATTAGTCATGTAGGAAAAATATTTCAAGGTGAGTATGCTGTACTTGGAGCATTAGAGAATCCATACATTATTGATATTGGTGCTAACGTAGGTGGGTTTGCAGTTTGGGCACATGAGTTTTTTAAGAATCCAAAAATAGATTGCTATGAACCTATAAAAGAAAACTATAGTTTATTAAGGCAAAATACAGCAGGTACTGATATAGCCATTAGGAACTTTGCTATAGGTAAAGAAGATGGTGAACGTCAAATGTATTATGGGCTACATAACTGTGGTGAGGCTAGTCTATATAGTGGTGAAGAGCAGGCCAAAGAAGGTGAGATGGTTAAGGTAATGTCAGCTAAGCATTTGCCAGAGTGTGACATCATGAAGATTGATACTGAAGGTGCAGAGATTGAGATATTAGAAAACCTAGTAAACTTTCCATCAATATTTTTGATAGAGTTTCATAGTGCACATAACCGCAGACGCATAGATGAATTACTACTTGACTATACGCTTTTAGAGTGTACAATGCGTGGTTATAATTATGGTGTATTAAAATACTTAAAGACTAATTTATGTATACAAGATCAGACAGCATAAGACAGGCATATTTTATAAAAAATTATATTGAAGATAATCCTAATTGCACTATGAAAAATATTATTCAAAATTGTGTGACAAATGTTCATAGGCTTAAAAATCTTGAAAGACAAGGATACATCAAATTACCTAAACCTACACCATATGGGGAACGCAATGGCCTTTTTAGAAAAACTGCTTGATTTTATTGTTTACTTATCAATTGTTAGTGGAATTGTTTGGTTTTTGTTTGGCTGTTATACTCTAATTGATTTATTTTTTATGAAAGGATAGTTATGTCAGATAATATTAATCACCCAAAACACTATAATATAGGCGGATTAGAAACAATAGATATTATTGAGTCTAGGCTTACTAAGGAAGAGTTTGTTGGGTACTTGAAGGGTAGTAAGATGAAGTATGATTTGCGTTATCCATTTAAAGGAAACGTAGAAGAGGATCTTGCTAAATCAGAATGGTTTAAAAATAAACTTATCTCAGTATTAAGAGAAGTAGAAGCTGTTAATCCACCAGAAATTGAAGCCCATCTTCAAAGATTTGATGATGAATAATTGATAAAAATCAATGACTTATAAAATAATTAAAAAAAGTGTTGACATTATATTGTAATTATATAAAATAACTATATCGCTGATTTATCAATCCACTTGCAGGCGATCAAGAAATTTTGCTAAAGGAGAATTACATGACTATCTTATCAAGTTATAATGCAGTAGGCCTCGCCGAAGGCTTTGTAGAAGGCACAGAAGAAGAAGTACTAGAGGCATGGCAGTACCTAGTTGACACAGGCCTAGCGTGGAGTTTGCAAGGCTGGTTTGGAAGAACCGCATCTGATCTTATTGATGCAGGTATTATTAATCAACCACAATTACACTAGGGGAATACAACATGGCTTATGTCAACAACGAAACAAAATCAAAAATTCACGCAGCTTTAAAGCCTGTATTTAAGAAGTATGGTATTAAGGCCACAGTTGCTAGAAATTCTTATCACTCAACATTAGTTGTAAACCTTGTATCTGGCAGTATTGATTTTAGTAATGACTATGATACTAGACAGGTTAATGTTTACCATATTGATAAATATTACGATGGAATTGCCAAACAGTTTTTAAATGAAGTAGTAGATAATATAAAAATTGCTGGTGAATGGTATGACGAATCAAATTCACAAATTGATTATTTTAATACCGCCTTTTATATTTCAATTAATATAGGTAAACGTGAAAAGCCTTATGTTTATAACGCACCATCTCATGTAGTACAGGCTTTAAAAGAGCTTGGTAAACTTGAGTTCATTGTTGTAGGAAGGAGTTAAAAATGCCTAACTTTTTTGCTGTGACACATAATCAAGTATGGGATTTAGGATTTAAATCCAACCATAAAAATGCTAATGATTATGCAGTTGATCAGTTTAATATTTATCATGCACCTAATGGATACCTTATACTTCATGCAAATGAATTAAAGGAACTAGTAAGGCTTGCAAATAAAAGGCTTGACGTGGAAGGAGTATTTTGACAACTAAATTTAAATACAAACCTACGCTATTAAGTGAAGAGCATATAAAACAAATATGCAAATTTTTAAAAACACCTTACGTTAAAGGTGAGTACCAGAAGTGGAATAAGTTTTCTCAATTTAAGTTCTGGCACAAAAATGAGATGGACAAAAGGGATAAGTGATTATCCCTTTTTTATTTCTGTTCTTCAGTTCCTAACAGTCCACCGCCAACACTAAGTGGCATCAATGATAGCAAACTAATTTCACCAGATTTTAATTTCTTAATCATTTCATTGTATGGAATATTTAATTTTTCCGCTTTAGTTTTAATGAGTGATAAATAAGTATCAGCAATAGATTTTGACTCGCCTTGAATTCCCGCACCTGCTGTTTTTTGGCCAAATACATTACCTTCTTGCTGTGCTTTATTTCTATATCCAGTCCATACATTAGCACTAAAATCTCTTGGTGTCATGTTGGCTTCTTTTGCTTGATTAGCAACAATTTTTTCTAAGTCTGCATATTGTTTGCCAGATGGGAATACACCTTTTTCAACACCTGTAAAAATATTGGCAGATGGCTTTTCTGAAAGGTTTGCCCAATGTCTATCAAATACCATAGCGTTAGGATCGCCCATTAATGCTTTACCCATGTTACGGACTTTTTCTTTTTGCAAATCTTCAATACGTCCTTGACTAGCAGCAAGTAAATTTTTAGCCCTACCAGTTTCCATAGGCATCATATTTCCTACAGTTTCAAATACAGAATTTTCTGGCATTCTAAAATTAGGTTGAATGACTGGCTCACCTGAAATTTGCCTTCTCATGTATTCAGACGCTATTCTTGCATTGCGTGGCACATCTGATACTGGTGAAGTAGCCGCTAGATAACCAGCTAAATTTGGTATATTTTCTTTACCATATAAATCTTCTAATGGAGTGCCACGAAGATCCCACCAATTAACAGTTGGATGTTGCCTTAAATACTCAACACCAGATTGATTTAACTCTGATAATCTTTGATTATATTCTGGACTTCTAATAAAATCTGACCAATTACCTACTGGAAATGTTTCGCCCTTGCCAACATTGTACCCAGCAATTTGATTTGTACGTTCACCAAATTTAACTGCCTTTCTTAATTCTTTAGGTTCAAATCTTTTTGATACATCCAAATATGTTTTGCTAGTTTCTGGTTCTAACCATGTTCCAAAATAATTATCTGTTTGATCTAATGCTTTTTTATTTATTAAGTATTGTTGTTCAATATCTTTTTTAGTTAATTTATCTAAAACTTTATTTCGTGGATCTGTATTTTTATATAGACCCATCATGAGGCCTTCAGTAGGTATATTTCCAGTAGGTACGTTTACAGAATATCCACCGCCCATTGTTTTATTATAAATTTCAGATGGCTTTGTAGATTTAAATTGGCCAAGACCTTCGGTAACTTTTTTGCTTTCAATAGACTTAACTATATCTTGAATAGTTGTAGCACCTTTTTTCCCAGCACTTCCAACAGTACCAAGTGCAGCAAGGCCAACTCCACCAGCCATACTTAATGGGTCTTGATTATAAACAGCACGACCAAATATGTCACCGCCTTCAGCACCCATGATAGGAGCAACACCAAAAACATTAGCAAGTTTAGAGGATGTTTGTCTTGCAAATCTAGGGTCTACGTTTAAAAATTCTAATCCGCTAGAAAGTGGATTTGTAAACATACGTTCTGTAGGTGTGTATGCACTAGATTTAAGTGCTTCTTTACCCATAGAAATTAAACGCTGTTCTTCTAATGCTCTTTTCCAATCAGCATCTAATCCTTCACGAAGCCATTGTAAATTTTTGTAATCTGATAATGCCATATTAATCCTTAATCATCTAGGTCTTGAAACTCCATGTAAATATCTAAATCCTCACCAGATATTTCCACTAGTGAGCTATCGTCAAATTCTAAGTAAATAACTTGATCATTAAAATCAACCTCGCAGCTGACAATTGTTTTACCAACTATTTTTTCACATAGTTTTTGAATATCGCCAGACATATTAATCCTTAAATGTTTACAAGAAATTCTTTACCAATTTTTTGTGATTTATTTGATCTTGACCAAGCACCACAATCTTGACATTGAAAGCGTTGGAATATTGATGTTCTTGATCTTACCTCACCACGTTTGTGTAATTTGCTTGATCCGCAATTTGTACATACAGTATTTGCAGAATACGCATTATGGTTTGGATGTTGTTTAATCCAACCCTTGAGGCGATCATAGAGTGATTCAAGAAGTACGACATCATTCTTGTTATACTCTTCCATGCGTTTCCATGCTGCACGATCATTATTCATAACCTTTAGCCATAGCTCATGGCCTTCATGGTCAGTCTTTTTTCCAATACCTAATCTCTGAGAAACATAATCTAATTTATTTGAAACAAATCTAAAATTACTTTTTACTACTCTTAATAAGTCAATGTGCTTTACTGGGCTTGGTGGATTCATACCAGCCTCTAAAAATTCTTTGTTAAGCATTGGAATGTCAAAGCGTAGGCCATTATAATGAACAATTACGTCAGCAGATTCCATAAGCTCATGAATGCTTTTTAGCATATGCTTGCGGTCTGTTTTGTATATTGAATCAAACATAATCTTTGACTCACCATACCACTTTGCTGCATAGCATAATGTATAAGATGATTCAAGAAGTTGATTTAAAGCTACGTTTTGTTGCCAGATACCCCATACAGTTGCAAGGTTTGGAGCACATTCAATATCAAGTAAAAGTATTTTCATAAGTATTCTCTAGTGTTGAGAGAACTTATTATAAACCTTCAAAAAGCCTTCTTTCATCTAAACGTCTGTTTTGTAAACCTTTTAATATCTTACCACCAGCTTTACAATATTTAACTAACGACTCCATAGCCGCTTCTTTATCTCCACGAAGCAACGCTTGACGGATGGTTGAACGCTGAAAGCATCCAAGACCCAGATTAAAGCAAAAGCTGACAATAGCGTCAAATTCATGTTGTCGTAAAGGCACGTTAGGTAGCATCTTATGTACTCCCAACTCAAAACGTTTGAGGTCGTGTTTAAGAATTCCATCTATTTCCTCGTTTGTAAATGTTTTATTCCATTCAGGTGGTAGTGTTTTGCCATCACCTATCAAGTGACCGATTCCTACTGTCCAAAGTTTTGCGGGACACTTGTATGGTTTATTTCTAACACCTTCGTGATGACGTAGTAACTTGATAAGTTTATCAGATACTTTCACGTTTCTTTTCCCATGTACGAGAGCCGAAATAAAAACCAATAATAGATGCAGTAATAGCCATTTCTTCAGAACCAAATACTTCTTGAGATGCTACTACAAAATCTACACCAGACCACATAGCCCACACTAATGAAAGAAGATTAATAAGAACTAGTTCACCTACAAATATAAAAGCTACCACAGGTCTTACCATAGCATTCCAGTTCTTAACTGTTTTACTTGCACCATCAACTAATTTTTTATCATGATCGTATAACGCTACACGTTCTTCTGTGTATGTTTGCATTTCTATTTGGTCTAACTTAATTGCTTCAATTTTTTCTTGAGATACGAAACCAGCTTTTGCAAGTTCAAGTTCACGTTCTGTTTGAAGTTTAGCCATTTCTCGTTCATGTTTTTGGTCACCTTTTTGTTGAAAGAATGATAGTAAACTAGGAAGCCCACTTGTAGCAAAACCTAGTATTCCAGATAATATAGATAACATTATTTATATCCTTTAGTTTTTTCATGCTCTTCTAAAAGTCTTACACGAATATTTATTTCAGCAATTTGCAATTTAAGTTCTTCTTTAAGTCTAGCTCTTTGTTCTGCTGATATTGGACTGTCAGTTGGTACACCTTGTTCTGTAATAAGAATAGGCATTTTAGATTTGATATTAATAAGGTCAGCTTGAATAGATGACATAGATGTAAGTAACCAAGCAATAGCAGATACTATTACAGGGAAAAGCATATTTGTTATTTTTTCCATATTCATTACAACTCCTTTGGGTCAAAGCCATACATCTTGGCTACACGTTTTTGTAGTTTTAAAAATAAACCTTTATGACTAGCATATTGTTCTGTTTTAGGTGAGTCTAAATATACGCACATATGGATAATCTCATGGCATAAAGTCATCATGACAGGATATAGATGAGAATGACGTGCAGTAGATATAGTAATAACATGAGGTTCGCCTTGTTCTGGTGGCTCATATTGTCCACATATAGTATCGTCATGCAATACTACAAAGTCTACTTTAGATGCAGGCGGTAGTTTATACTCGTCAAATATTGGCATATCTATCAGAGCACTATATAGTCCAGCTATACTGTTCTCTGTAATCCACATTTATTTGCCAAACCAATGATTAGCAATGAATGTCATGAAGCCACCAATAGCAGAGGCTATTGCCATGCCTGCCCAAAAACCACCTTTAGATTTATTGGCAAGTTCAAGAAGTAGTTTAATATCTGTTTCTAAATTTTCTACTTTGTCTTGTAAATTTTGAACTTGTGCGATGAGCTTGCCATATTGTATTGGATCTATTTCATTACTCATTGTATTTCGTCCTCTGGGTTAATAAGGTAGCTTGACAGTAAACCTTGAGGAATACCATATCCTGCACCAGTAGTTCTTAGATTAACATTTCTAGGTGTAGTTTCATATCTATTAGGTTGACCGCTTCTCATAAATCTAGCTAGGTCTGTAATAGCACCTTCACGCATTTTAGTAGCACCCATACGACCAACAGTTGTAGCACCAGCAAATGCACCGCCAGTTAGAATATCAGTTGCACCAAGTGCAATTGTTGGAAGTGCAGACACAGTTGATGTTGGAGCAAATCTACCTACAAACTTAAGCGTGTTTACTAAGTCAGTACCTTTGGCTGCTTCAATAATTGCATCTTGTTCACCCTTAGAAAATAAACGCATACGCTTTTCATTTTTAGCTAGTTGCCTCATTTGTTTAGCTAATGAATTTTCTGCACCAGATTGTGTAAACTTACTTACATCAAGTTCTGCTTCTTGCAACATATCTGTAAATATTTCAGATTTCTTAAATCTAGCGTAACTATCACGAGCTGCTTGCCATGTTTTAAGAGCTTCTTTATTACCAATCTTAATATTACTTACAGGCATATTGGCCATGTAGTCATCAAACTCATCTAACAATCTTGTAGCAATACGTCTTTCATTAGCATTTACAGATGATTGGCCATTCTTAATCATTGTGCGTAATGATTGTAGTTCTGTAAAATCTACAGGCATTTTTCCAGCAGTTAATTCTTTAATTGCAGCATTAACATCTGGGAAATTTCCACTAGGTGTATAACCTTCTTGTCTTAATCTTGCTGGCAAGTTTTTCATTGTTGCTTGAAATACATTTTTCTTTAATGTAATTCCTTCATCTCTTGCTTGATTAAAAAGGTTAGTAGCTTGTTGCTGAAAAAATTCTTGTTCTGGTACAGCACCTAAATCCACTTTTGATTGTTTCATTAAGTTAGATGTAACTGTAGGAACATACATTGGATTTTTAGTAAATGGTAACTTAATTGGCACAGCATTAAACTCTAGTGATCTAGGGTCAGCACCAAATAAAGTTTTAGCTGGTATTTTTTGAGGAACAACTCCCATTGTTGGAGTTGGAGCAAGTTTAGAAGTTTCTAAAAAACTACCTAGACCTTCCATTGCCTTTTGGCCAATCTCAGTTTGTGGCCTATATGCAGTTGCTTCCATACCTTTCATGACAGCTTCTTCAGCACTAGGAGCATATTGGTTACCAGTAATACCACCAATAGCTTGTCTACCTAAACCATAATAAGCACCTACTGGAGCTGTAACTATTGGGCTTGCAGCAGCTACAGCAGCATCAAATCCACCTACAGCTTCTCTAAGAATAGGAATCTGATCAAGTGTTGTTTGTGGTTTTTGAACAATTGGTTCAGCTGGCTTTACTCTTTGTTCTGGAGGAACTAATAAGTCATAAGGAATACTCTTATCAGTAGCACCAGCTGGAACACCAGATAATTGTCTTTGTAATTCAGTAAGCCCATCTGTAGAAACTTTATCTATTTTTTGTGCTTTAAGATATTCTAAGTCTTTAGTAGAAAACTTTGAAAAGTCCATTATTTCGCACCTTTTCTTTTATTAAGTTCTTTTGTTATAGCATCAAGATCAAGCATTAATCCACCACCTGTTCCTGCTGGTTTAGTTTGTTTAGGATACATTTTATTTGTGTAATAATTAATACCTGAGTTATTACTTTCTTGAACTGCTTCAATTGCACCAATTAAAGCATCTATACTTCCTCCGCCTTTAATAAATGTGCTAATTTGATCTGGAGGAGGTAGTTTTTTCTGTAAGCGTGGAAGATCTTCTTTATTAAGAACACCAAGTTGATCTGCAATACGAAGTTTAGTTAATGAATCTTCATATAATGTTTGCTGTCTAAATCCAGCAGCACCAAGCCCACCAATTTGCAATCCATTTTGTTTAATATCAGCTTTTAAAGTTTCTAATGATGTATTAAATAAATTTGCTTGATTAACTTTATCATCATACTCTTTAAATAATGTAGGAGTTAGTGCTGTAGGAGCTGAAGTAATATTGCCACTAGTTCCAGATGTAGTAGTTGGTTGAGTAGTAGTTGTTGCAGCTGTTTTAGCTGTGCCATCATATCCATATATTGGAGGTAAAATATTTGGCGGAGGAGGAGCTTGCTCAATCCGTACAGGAACTTGTTTTGTAACACCAGTCACAGGATCTTGCACAGTTTGCATTACCGTTTTAGGAGCAAATGCTTCACGATAAGCAACAGCATATGCAGGAGTTGCTCTGCGTGCTTCAGCACCTGCAGAACCATCATTACCCTTGAGAAGAGTATTGTAAGATACACCCTCAACACTAGTACCATATAAGCCACCTTTTTGAAGAATAGCTGAATCATAAGTACTAAGATATGGACTATTAGGATCAACTTCAGCAAGTTTTGATCTGTTATAAACTAACTTATCTAATTCAGTCATTCCTTCCATTTCAATTTGTTTAGATGTTTTAGCTATATTTAAACTATCCATTAAATTTTTAGCTTTAGTATCATAAACACCTTGAGCACCTTGCATACCACCTAAATATGTTCTTGCTAAAATATTAGCAGTACCAAGATTTTGGTTCTTTGGAAGTGTAAGGTAAGTTAAGGCTGCATTAATTAATCCAGACTTTGTGGATTGATTTTGCAAGTTTGCATATTTATCACCAAGCAACCCTTTTAAATAATCTGGTTCTTGTGTGGGAAATATGTTTGGTAAATTATCTAATAGTGCCATTGACTAGCCTCCGAATAAATCTGGATAAAGTTTTCTAAGTTCTGGATTTTGAGCTACAACTGTATCAAGTTGCAACATACCAGTTTTATTAATTGGTACTGGAACAATTTGTGGAGCTACATTACTTGCTGACGCTGTAGGGGTATATCCTTGAAATTGTCCTTGACGTACTGGTTGTTGAGCAGATGTATTAACTTTTTCTGGAGGAGCATTAATTGCTTCAATACCTTTTACTGCAAAACCACCAGCTGAAATAGGATTATTTTTTGCCCAAGAAAATGCATCATTACCAAATCCTTGAATTTTATCCATCGCTGTTGGCGGAGTATAATTAAATAGTTTTGACATATCTGCAGTAAGAGCATTATTGCCAACACCACCTCTTAAATCAGAAACAGATAATGGAATGCCAGTAGAAGGCATACCGCTAGAAGCAATACCAATATCATCTACAAGTGAAGCTCCAATAACAGCATCGTCTGCAATACCTGCTAATGGTTTTGCAAATTGTGCAATATTAGAAATACCTTGACTTCCTACACCTAAAGCAGTACCTCCAACATTTGTACCTACTTGAGATAATTGTATGCCATTAGAAACACCGCCTGCTGCACCTTGACCAAATGCACCAGCAATCTTGCCACCTAGTAAACTTTCTGATCCACCGAATAGGCCACCAGTAGCACCTCCAAGTAAAGCACCAGTTAATGGGCTCTGGCCTTGAACAGCAGATCCTAGAGCACCAATACCTGCACCAATAAGAACTGGATTCATTATTTACCTACCTTACCTGCTACATAGCATAATGGTTCAATGATTGCACGATAGATACGACCTAATGGATCTCTACGTTTACCACGCATTTCTTTCCATAAGTCAGCTGTACGATGTCTTGCAATATGTTCTGAAACTTTACGAACAATTTTGCGAGCAAATGTTTGTTTATCACTAAATGCAAATGCAACTACTGGTAAGAATAGTTTATGGTATCCTTTTTCAATTGTTTTAGCATTAGGCATTGTAGCTGAATGTTGTAACCAGATAGCTTGTCTAAATGATCCAAATCCGTATGCTTTATTCATTGCTGTACATACAATCTTACCACCACCAGATTGCGTAGTAGTAGATACTGTACCTGTAGGTGCCCCATATGCCGCTCCCAAGTATGCACTTAACTTCTGATATGGTTTATTTTGTTCAAAGTTAAAGCGATCAATGTCAGCTTGCAATGCAGTTTTTTGATAATCTTCAGTAGTTTTACCTACATTCAGAAGTTGTTGAATGTCAGCATAATCAGCTTGTGCAAGTGCAGGAGCATTAAGAGCAGATTGTTGTTGCAACTGTCTTTCGTTGGCATAGTTTTGTGCAGCAAACTCACCGTACTTATTAGCAAGTGTATTAGCTAAAGTATTAGCAGCACGATTTTGAATATCAGCAGATACACCAGAACCATAACGACCAGCCATAGAAGCACCGCCTTGTGCTTTAGTAATTGCATCGTAATAGTTTTGTGTAGCACCTTGTGCAGCACCTTGCATAGCTTGTGAGAAGTAAGGATTACCAGCAGATAAAAATTCACCACCTACGGTAGCACCTTGTTGAGCTTGTGCACCAGTTAATAATGGGTTGCCAGCTAATGCTCTATTTTGAGCAGCTTGTAATGCTGATTGTGTTTGAGCAGATGGGCTAATATAAGTTTGACCACCGTAGTATTGTGGTGTATCTGTTTGATAAAGACCTTTAGCTTCGTTAAGACCGTATTCAACAAATGGTCTAATAGTAGGGTCTAGTTGATTTTTAGTTTCAGATGATCCGCCTCCGCCACCTCCGCCTTTATAAAATGTAAAGTAGTTACTTAATGATGGAAGTAAAAAGTGTAATAATTTCATATTATTTGCCTTGTGTGTTAGTTGTAACGATTGGTGAATTTAATAAACCTGTAAACCTACCAGCACCGTATGAAGGTGGAGATAACATTGCTTGTTGTGGTAAAGCAAAGTTTAAATTTGAGTTAAGTGATGGAAATAAATCTTCCATTGGTTTTGGTTGGTATGTAGGTTGTTGGTTAAGCAAAGATACCATAGACAAGTTACCGTTAATAATACCTTCAGCATTTCCTGTAAATGGTTTGAAGTATTGATTGCCTATTTTTATAGATTTTTCTACTTCACCACCTCTAGATGAGTTGTTATTAGGAATTCCAAGAGGATTATATCCACTAGACCAATTGTTATTCATGCCACCCATAAATCCAAACGGGTTATACATTACTGGTGCTGGTGTATATGGTTGATACATAGTGCCACCTTGATAATACAATCCACTAGGTGTATGTAATTGCATACCTTCGTATTGTGATGGTGTTAAGTAACGATTAGTTTGAGCTGGTGCAGCATAAGTGTTCTGCACCTGTCCTGTTGGAGCAGAAAAATTCAAAGGTAAATTCATCATAATTTTTTCTCTACTATAATATATCTGTTTTCAAATCCGTAAGCACGCTTCCAAAGCCTTGCTACTGCTTCAAATGCTGCCCCTTGTATTTTTGTACCGCCATTAGCTTTAACCCATTGCTCAAACTCACCAAAACCTTGTTTGTCTGTCTTGCCACCAATAGCTGTGATAAATGCCACCCTATCGTTAGGATAGTTAATCCATTCAATAGTCATAGCACATTTAATTACTAAATCTTCTTCTGCACCTACACACAATACCTGTCTACCTTGTGTCAACAATACTTTAAGTTGGTCAAGGTCATATTCACCGCCAGAATGAGCCATAGCTCTATCTAACATGATCTCTACCTTATCCCATGTTTGTTGTATATGTGATGTAGGGACTACATAAAACTTTAGCACTCAAACCTCCATGTATATGGTCTGAATCCTAATGTTGGAGCAATCTTTTCCCAGCCCTTACGGTAAGAACTAAATGTTATGTCTTTAGCATTCATTTGTTGAGCAATATCAGTTATCTGTTTAAGACCTTCTGATAGTATGTCATGTGATTGACTGTAAGCAGCCCATACATGAAGTGATTGACCTATTAACTGGGTAATAATATAACCTATAAAGCAACCTTCTTTAATGCCCAAATATAGTTGAGCCTTGCCTACCTTAATATCACAATAGGCATCTTCTGGAATCCAGTCACTACCTAGTTCGGCTATTTCACCTAGACTTGGTTTGATCTGATTCCAAACTTGTTTTAATTCGTTTGGGTTTACATATTTTAATTGCATTAGGCTACTATAATATATCCGTATGTTTTGTCTGCTGTATCGTTTGCAAAGTGTTTTAGTGTTGCACTACCTTTAGCTCTAGCACTTACATATACATTAGTAGATGCTGAAGGTGATACATAAGTCATTGTAGTAATAACGCTTGGTGTAGCTGGTCTTGTTGGACTTGTACCTGCTGCATAATGTTCTATAGACACACCAGTATCAGATACTTTCCACATAAGTTCAACATAGTCACCTGCTACTAATTCTACATAAAAGTTTAATGCACCAATAATATGACTTGGGTCACCAGCAGATTTTCTTGGGGATATACCAAACCAACTATTTGATGCTGGAATATCTGTGCCATTTTTTCTAAACCAAACGTCTGCGTGTTGAGAGTCGTTAGTTGTATTCTTAAACTGTATAGAAAACTCTAAATTATAAAGACCACTATTTCTTACATTAAGCCTAGAACTGTTTGACAAGTAAACACCATTAGAAAAGTCAGTAGTGTTAAATGTAATTGCATAAGCTGCAGTTGTTGATGCAGCAGTCTGGTCAGTTGAATCTTGAAACGCACCATAAGGAACAGTATCACTACCAGCAGCAGTACTAATAGGTGTTAGTAATATTATACTATTATAACCTATACGTTCATCATAAATGGTAGTTGTAGTAGCATTTCCTGTAGCTAAAGTAACTTCGCCTGTGTTGTTACTTTTACCTTCTACAAGGTTATTTACTACTTCTGAAATTTCACGAGGCTCTGAACCGCTAGGGTTTAGCTTACGGTACATATCACGAGCCATTATCTATTTCCTTGCTGCTCTACATCAATATCTACACTAATGGCTGTTGTCCATAGTCCTGTAGGTATAATTTTAAATCTATGGTATCTACCTGCTGAACGTAATGGAACTCTTCCTTCTGCTGAAGCTGCAATACCTGTTGAGAATGTAATAACGTCATTTAACTCACGTCTGGAAGCTACAGAAACTGTTGCAGAGCCATTGTCTATTGCAGGTCTTGCTAATGTGACTACTGAGTTATATCCTTTTTCTATATCGTATGTAATTAAACTAGGGATAGCATTTGTGCCAGAGAAGGTATATATATAAGCACCATTAATACCTGCAAATAAGAATTTACCACCTGCCCATATGCGTGAGTCAAATGATGTTGTAATACTATCTACAGTACCAAAGGCATCTAATCCTTCAAGTGTAATACCTGATGTTGCAATAGAGGCTATCTTTGTAGTATCTGTATCGCATATAGTCCATTTTTGAACTTGCCAATTATAAATAAGTAATGACTTTTCATTGTCTTGGTTATAGAAATTCCATACTACAATCTTGCGTTCTGGGTCAATAGCTGAGCTAATAAGGTCAATTTTGTTTAAATCAACATTATCAAAGAACCATCTATCTACTTTATTAGCACCAATAGGTGTAATTGTTTGACCATCACATGAATAGAATCCGTTGTCAGCTAAGAAGTATGATACATTGCCATATTGAGCAATAGAACCACCTGCCATACATCCTAAATTGCGTGAAATTGTATCAAACTGAAAGAAAAATGGTGAGCCAATATATGACATACGCACAATAGCTCGGTCTAAGAATACTAAGCCAAACTCTCCGCCAGTTAATCCTTGTATGTTACCACCATCACCGATTATTTGGAAATCAGATTGTGAAGCAGCTCCACTTTCCCAATCGGTTTCATCATTAATATCTGACCATTGTACTTTGTTAGGATTTACACCTGAATCTAAATTACCCACTACAACAAAGTCACGCACTACTGTAATGTATTTAGCTACTGGTGCATAAGCTCCAGCATCACCAAAATAAGATGATAAGCCAATATTCCACTTTTGTATTTTACCTACATTATTTGTAGCTAATACTGAATCACCAAACTGAGTAAAGTTCCATGTGGTAACACCACCATAACTTGCAGCTATGACTGTACCTGTTGCAGCAGCACTAGCAATGTTAGCGTTGACTTTAGCATAAGTAAATGTGGTAGAAGTAGGTACAGTAGTAATACTATAAGTACCATCAAAAGTATTATTACTTGCGTCTACTGTGACTGAATCACCAACACTATATCCATGTGCATTAAGAGTTGTAATAGTAGCTACATTAGATGTTAAAGCTACATTAGAAATTGTTCTAGCAACGCTTTTAGATACGTCATCAAGGCTTAAATCAGAGCCATCAAAAATATATAGTTTAGATGCACTTGCAGCAAATAATTGAGTAGTAGTGTTAAACTTACCTGCAAATATATTTAATAAATCTTCTGATGCTGCACCTGAATATCTTACTGAAGTAGAAAATGGAATATAGCCAACAGATGAAGGTACTACATTAGTAGCATCTTGTAATGATTCAATGATAGAAGGCTGGTCAGGTAACCATTCACCTAATATTACCCTTGTCGTAGCCATGTATTATTGTCCCCTGTTACTGTTGTCCATGTGTTTGAACTTGGTGTTACGTCAGTCCATGTGTTTGTGTCAAAAGTGGTATTTGACCACTCTTCACCTAAAATAGTGCCTTTAGCAATAATTGTTGCTGTACCTACAATAGAACTTGTACCATCCCATATAGATGAAGCATTGCAAGTAACTGTAGTGTCGCAAGTAATGTGACCTTCACCTGCATACTGAATACCACCGTTAGCTGTAACAGTAGCATCACAGAAAATAGAACCAGTACCAATGACAAATTTCTGAGCAGAAGCAGTTACAGTTGCAAAACCAGTAATAGAGCCACTAGAAGTCTTAATGACTACTGAGCCACTAGATACTGTTGCAAAGCCTGTAATAGCTCCAGAAGCCTCTCTAATTGCGTAGGCATAGGCAGATACTAAAGCGTTTCCGTTAATGCTTCCTGATGCTGTTCTTGTGCGAATAGCACTACTTGTTACAGTAGCATTGGCTGTAATAGCAGCAGAGTTTGTTCTTATTCTTAAAGCGTCAGCAGTAACGGTAGCATCTGCAGTAATAGAAGCTGTGCCTAGTACAACACCGCTTGCTAGTGAGCTAAATGCTACTTGTGAAAAACTAGCAATTCCGAACATTATTTAATCCCTATATAAAGACTTTCTTATTCATAAAGAATGTTGATAGAACCTGCGTCAAATGTATCTGTGCCGTTTACTGTTGTAATTCTTACTCTGTCTAGCGTTCCACCCAAAGCAACAGAACCATTTCCTGTAGAAGTAAGAACTCCATAAGCTGCTTGACCAGAAGATACCCATGTATTACCTGTAATATTTGTTATCAATACATAAACTTGATATGTATTGGCAGCAACCATTGCTTCTGTAACAGAGAATCCAGTTGTAGAATTTGTACCGCTAGTATTATTAGTTTGTTTAGATGCCCCAGTATATCCACTTGTTGTAAAAGAACCAGCACCAACCTGAAAAATAAGATTACTTGTCCCACTTGTACTTACACCACTAAGCATCACAGTAATACGTTTTACCCAAGATGGAATACTTGTAAAGTCTATGCTTGTACCTGATGTAGAGGCTACAGCAGTCCCACGAGAAATACCGTCATATACAGCACCAGAGTTAGTTGTAACTCCTGCTGAACCGTTTAAAGTAATCGCCATAATTTATCCTTCCCACATCACGTTAATTGAGCCAGCAGTAAATGTGTCTGTGCCGTTACTTGATGTAATTCTAATTCTATCTAAAGTGTCTGACAATGTTTTAGAACCACCACCAGAGCCAGCATTAGCACCATTTGAAAAGCCAAAACTTACAGATTGCGCCCATTGATTTGAATTTATTAAAACTATTGTAGATATTCCATGCCAAACACTTCCAGAAGTAGAAGCATTTGTTATTAAAAGACCAGTAGTTGAGTTTGCTGCCGCCCCTCCAGAAACATATCTTCCGCATCCTGACAAATATCCAGTTGTTTCAACTCCACCACTATCACCTAATTGAATTTGTGCTGTTGCACTTCCTGACAAAGATAATCCAGCAAACATCACAGTAATACGTTTAGCCCATGCAGGAATACCTGTAAAGTCAATGCTAGTGCCACTTGTAGAAGCCACAGCAGTACCCATTTGCAATAAGCTAATTGTACCTGTCGCTGCTGGTAAAGTAACTGTATTACTTCCTGCTACTAATGGAGCTGATACGGTTAATGTACCACTCGTATCACCTGTTAAAATTACTGAACTCACGATAATTCTCCTTCAAATTTATTATTTTTCATAATGTTTAGTTTCCCTTCTATTACTTGTAAGTTGTTAGGGACATGAAGTCCAGATACTGTTTTGCCTTTTAATGGAATGATATGGTCAACGTGCCATTTAAAACCAAACAATTTAGTTCTTAATACTGATAATTCATATGCTTCTTTAATTAACCATAAATCATCTTTAGTAAGCCATTTAGGAGTTCTATTTAGCTTATCTGCACGTCTTTTATTAACATTTGCATTTACTCTAGCAGAGTTATTTATCCTACACTTTTTAGCATATTCTTTTTGCTTATCTTTATTTGCTAATCTCCATTTTTGATTATTAGCATATATCTTTTCTTTATTTTTTTGTCGCCATTCTTTTTGATGCTCTTTAATTTCTTCTAACGTAAATCTAGGATTCTTTTTGCCTTTATTCCAAGCATCTTGTCCCTTAGAAAATCTAGTAGGGCTATCAATCTTTTTTAGACTTTGGCTAATCTTTTGCTTAGCTTCTTCAGTATGACCTTTGCCTAAATGAGATTGCCTATTCTTTTCATTTGACTCTTTGCTATGAGGAATACCTTTATTCCAAGATATTTGTCCTTTAACAAACTTAGCCACTTAATTAACCTTCAGATTTTTCAATTCATCTAATGTTGTTGCTGTGTCTACTTGTTTTGTAATATCACGAAGTCTTTGTTTCTCAGCTACGATAGCACTTGTATCGCTACTATTTTCTAAAGCACGTTGAAATGCTACGTCTTGAGCTTCTAGTAATGGTTTACGTTCAGCACGTAACCTATCTTTAGTAATGTCTTTAGCTTTGTTAATGTTAATAGTTATTCCCATGTCCATGCACCTCTAAAAGTTCTGTCTGTTGGTATTTCAGATACGTCTACAATATGGTATTCTTTACCAGTTGGAACATCTTTAGCAGCAATTTCTGCTATTGTTAAACTAGAGTCTGCTGGAACTATAATGCTAATTCCACCTTCGTTATTTTGATATACAATTCTTTTGTTCATAATTAATCCTTTTGATTAGCGGAATACGGAACAGCAAATAATAGGTAAATCTACTGCTGAAAAAGCACTTTCAATACCTGTTCTTATTGGAAAAGAAGTAGTTGTTAGCGTATTATCAACAGTTTCATTAGAGATATACGCTACCCCATTGTCGGTTGTGCTTGTGGCTTGACCAGTAATGACTACTGAATAATTTGCATCAGGTAAAGCAGTTGACATATTAACCGTATATGTGCCTGTACCTCTATCAGTAATAGAACTTACATTAAAACTAGCTCTAATTGCTACTGTGCCTGTTCCGTTAAAGTTTACCCAAGCACGACAAAATGTGCCTATTTGTGTGCCACCACTATCTTGAATAGTTGGTGGTGTGCTTGCTACACCGTTTTTAATTACAAGTTGACTTGTAGAAGCCGCCTGTAAATTATCTGCTATGACTGTACCTGCCATGATTTTTCCTTATAAAATAACCCAGCGTGAACCGCTAGGAACTGTAATTGTAACACCAGAGTCAATTGTGATGTCACCTGTAGATGAAGCTGATTTACCAGCGGTAATTGTATAGTCTGTAGTGACTGTTAAACTATTTTCAACAAATACATTATCTGCACCACCGCCTGTTGCACCTGCACCTAATTGACCCCATGCACCATTAGCATATCCTTCAAAACGATTTAATGTAGAATTATAACGTATATAACCTTGAACACCTGTAGAAGGTCTTTGTGTGGTTGTGCCAACAGGAATTAGGATAGCATCTGTAGCTGTAACTGATAATGTAGCATCATTAACTGTGCCTGTAATGGCTGTGCTAGATACTGTTTGTGAAGTGCTTACAGTATATGTACCTACTCCACCTGTGCCTGTTAAAAATGCTGAAATTGTAGTGCCTGCAGTAACGCCTGTACCTGTCAATAATGAGCCAATGTATAAAGCACCACTTGTTGCTACAGTAATGGTTAATGTAGTACCTGCAATTGCACCTGTACCTACAAAGTTTGTTCTTGATATAGCTAATTTATTTGCGATAGATAATGTATCGTCTGTAGAAACGCTACCATTAACAGTTAAATTATTAAGTGTAACTGCTCCTGTAAATGTGCTTGCACCTGTAAAAGCAGACGTTCCTGTAACAGCTAAGTTTCCACCAACTGTAAAGTTATCACCATCTGTTCCAGCTTGTTGGTCTTTAAGTTGAGCCATAAGCTCTCTGATAGCATTATTTACATCACTTGGTGCCATACCTTCTGCAATGTTAATCCCACCTATATCTGTATTACTGGCGGGAGTAGAGCTGTATTCGCTAATTTTATTTTTTGGCATAGTATTTTCCTAAACGATTACCCATCTGCTGCCAGTTGGGACTGTAACAGTTACTCCACTATTAATGGTAACTGTACCTGTGCTCATAGCATTGGTATTTGTTGAAATGGTGTAGCTTGACGCAATAGTATTTGTATTTTCCCAAATAGCTCCGCCAGTTACTGCTACTTTAGTTGAGTCATTATAATAAATAGATTGACCAGCAGGGTAAGTACAAAAGACATCTTTAGTACCTGATGTAAATGATATTTTACTTCCAGTAGATGAAGATAATACTGTATCTCTAGCTAATGTTCCTGCTCCAACCGTTCCGATACCTACTTCCCATTCTGTATTATTGACAATACTATAATAGGTAGTGTTGGTATTACCTATAGCACTTGAGAATGTTTGGAAGCCAGAAACTGCACCTGAAAGGGTAAATGTTCCTGTGCCTGTGGTTGTACTATTCTCTCGTACCCTGTCTTTAACGACTAGAGCCATGATTTATCCCTAAGCTAATGTTACTGTCAATGAACCTGATGCGATTTTAAAAATATCGCCAGAGTCAATAGTTTTGCTTACGTCTAATGCTGTATGGTATAAAAGATTGCCAGCAGTTGAAGCGTCCATAATACCAATCCAACCTACAGTACCCCATGAGCTTGTAGCTTGTGGGAATGTGCAGTCTGCATTAGAAGCTACAGAACCAGATGTACCAGATGCAGTTGCAAATGTTACTGCAGTTCTAGAGTAGGCAGTACCAGATGTGCTAACTTCTGTACCTATGTTAGCGTCTGTAGGGTCAGATGTAAATAGAGCTACATAAACTGCTGCTGGTGCTGTAAAAGTTGTTGCATTTAGAGTGCCGTTTAAAAGTGCTACCTCTAAATAATTACTCATTTCTGCCATGATGTTTTTCCTTTTAAATTATCGTGTTGCTACTGAAATTACCATTGGTGACGATGGTTGTTCACCAGCATCATCTGATATTGTTAATGAAGTTAAACCCTTATCGTATAATGCAGCCCATGTTGCAACTCTTGCGTCATTCATCAAATATGGCTCTGCCTCACCTAAAGAAGCATATAACAATAAGTCTGGGCAAGTGGCCAAGAATACATTAGATGAAACGGATGAACTTAAATATGTAGGTGCTGCGTAATAAATCATTTTAAGTGTATATGCTGAATCTGGAATAGGTGCAAATTGAAACTCTGATCCAGTAACTGTGTAATAGCTAGGCATTCCACTAGTTGTAACGTTAGAGTTTCTAAAAAAGTTACTTGGGTTTTGATATATGACTGTTTGAATTGGATTAGATTCAATATGAATATCACGCATCTCTAAAAAGTCACTAGGTAATGCTACTGTTGAATCACCTGCTGTAGTAGGTGCAGTTACTACCTTAATCATTTGTCTTAATCTTAAATCACGTCTTAATCTGTTTTCTGCTAATGTAATAAAATCTGGGATTTGTGTTGTTAAGTCTGTGCGAGCTAAGTAATCAGCTACAGATGCTTTTAAGTCTGTGTAGTTTGTAAATGCCATTATACTGTGCCTTCTCGTGTACGAAACACTCTGTTATCTGGGTCATTAAGAAATTTTCTAAATGCTTTATGGTCTATGATATGGAATCCACGCACAATACCTTTTTTGTTTAATTCGTCAAAGACAGTCATAGGAATACTTGCTATCTTGTTATCAAATATATCATCACCCCAACGAGTGCGTTTATCTGTATATTTGCGTTGATTGTGATTGTCCTCAATAATATCTGTAATGTCTTGTCTAGTTTCAATCACTAAACCATTATCAGTATCATGGACAACGTTTGTTCTAAATGTTGTAGGTTTCATTCATTTATCCTTTACCTGTTATTTGAATGAAAACTATTTTCACAGGCAAATGTTTAAAAGGTTATTACAAAAAGAATGACAGAGGTGTAAGCATAACCTACAACCTCTGCACTCAATAACGGAATAAATTCCATTAAGTTATAACTACTCTGCTAAGTCAGCAATAATTGCGTGAGCAGCTTGATTTCTAACTTCTAATGTATATTCTACTAAAAGTTGAGTTACATCAGCGTCACCAGATTTAGCCAATTCATTTGTTTGGAATGGGCGTAAATATGCAACTGCTGCGTACTCTGGATCAAGAACAAATGCTTGTTCACCACTATCACCAGAATCTGCAGTCATGAATCTGTTAGGAACAACAGATAATGTACCGAAGTCTGATAAGTAAATATCAGCTGCACCGATGATTGTTGTAGCTTTGTTTGACGGAGCCATATAACGTTGAGCTGCAACACCTGCAAATGCAGATACATTTACTTTTTGTGTTGGAGTTGTCATAAGAATGGTTGGAGTACCACCATTAGTATATGCAGATTTAACTGCTGTTTTTAACATTGTTTCTGTGAAAGCTGCGTCTGTACCAGATACACGAGCTGTAGTGCCTAATGAACCAGCAGTACCGTTAGTGCCACCAACGTAGTTAGAATTTAACCATGTTTGTAGACCACCAAGTGTACGAGCTGTAGTAGCATTACCAGCTGCTGCAACTGTGTTGCTTAAAAGTGCTTTTTCCATATCACGTTTAAGTTCAGCAGAAACTTTAGCTAATTGGTAAGCCTTTTCAGATTTACGACCAGCCTTGTTAATTGCTTCCATAGTGCCAGAAATCTTAATCGTTTTAGATGAGATTTGAGTTCTATTACCTACTCGTGTTGTTGGAGTTACTGTAATGTCAGAAGCTGTGTCACCTTCAACTACAGCATTAGATGCTGCTGCTGCGAGTGAGTCAGTTTGCCATTCGTGATATGTTGCTGTTGCTTTTGTTTTACCAATAGAACTCATAAATGGAGTTTCTGTTGGTGAGATGTTATAAATAACATCTGACAAATCTTCTCTATTACCAATAGAGGTATAGGTTTGATACGTTGCCATGATTTTTCCTTAGATTAAATTTTCAAATAGAGCTGCAGCATCTCTGACTTTGCCAGAGCTACGCAACTGCTGTGATTGTTTCTTTACAGTTTCGCTATTACTTGCTTTAGTTTGTGCAGTACCAGATTTCAACATCTTTGGTGCGTCAGCAATCTTCTTTGTTAAGGCTGGTTTTGACTTTTGCAATTTGTCATACATCATTGCCTTATGCAATGTAACAACGTGCCTAGAATCATAGACAGAAGATAACTCTTCCTCTGAGAATCCTAAGGCTTTGCCATAAGTACGAATCTCTTTTCTGAGGTTTTCGCCTTTGGTTGGATCTGAAAACTCTGGTAGGACTTGTGCTAGTTTAGATGCTTCCTGTGCAACTCTGTCAGACATGGCACGAGCTTGTTCAGATTGTTGCACTTGTGCAATTCTGTACTGCTCTGCTCTTATAGCTTGGAGTTGTTCTTTCCTTTCAGAAAGTTCAGCAACTTTTACTGCATAGCCTATAGGGTCGTTTTCCTTTAGAGAATTTAAATCCTCTTGTGGTGACTGAGCTACGATAAATTCCTCAATAGCTTGTAAGCGTTGAGCATATGTATCACGAGCATACTTTGCTTCTTCAATAGCTTGACGTTCAGCTTCAACAGCTTTACGTTGTTCTGCTACTTCAGTAGTCTTTTTAGTGTAGTCAGCACCAAGTTGATAACCTTTAACTAATTCATCAAGGGTAACTTCCTTTTCTTCGCCAGCAGCTTTTACCTTGTAGCGAGGTTGTTCCTCTTCTTCAGTTTCGGTTTCTTCTTGTTCTTCAGAATCATCTTCAGCTTCAACTTCTTCAGCTTCTTCTGTTTGTGGCTCTGCTTCTTGAGCCTCTGCTTCTGCTTGTTCTTGAACTTCACCATCTGATTGCTCTTGCGAGTTCGCTGGTGTATTCATTAAACCTTCAAATGCATTGGCTGCTGTACTTACTGTAAGCTCGCCATTCCCATCTTCTGGGGTCATGGTAGTTTCACTCATTTAATTTTCCTATGTTTCCACTAGGGGTGGTTACCCATTTTAGATATTTCTAAAATATTTTCCACGACTTACTTTTAATGTCGCTAGTCTTAGCGATTGATTGTAAGTGAGCCATGAGTTCGTTGTAACAAGCTATACGTTGATATGCTTGTTCTCTAATGTCTTGTTCTTGATCTTGTGAGTATATAATTTTGTCAAGGTGTTGAGCCTTTAACTCTTCCATAACATCAAGAAAATATTTGTCCTGTAATAACGCTTTTATTGAATCTATTTTATTTTGCATTATTGTCCTGTTTGAGCTTTGTTAAACTTTTCTAGTGTATCTATAACTGTTTTAGTTTGTGAGTTACGAGTTACTTCAGATTGGTTAGAAGCGTCAGCTTGAATCTTAAATGCTTGCATCTGCAATTCTAATTGCTTACGAGCATTATCTAATTCCATTTGTTGTTTTTCTAACTCTAGTTTAGCCATCTCTGTTTGTTGTTTGAGCTGAGCTTTCTCACGTTCAACTTGAGCCAAGATTTCAGCTGCCCTAGTATTTGGATCTGGCTGTTCTTGTGATGCGTCTTGAATAACTTGCTGTTCAATCTCTGGAGTAATCTCATTCATGAATGCTGTAGCATCTTTGAATCCAGCCATGTGCACAAACTTAGCCAATGTATCTCTGTATTGTTTTAGTGAGATAAGAGGATTGCTTACACCATATGCTTGTAAGATTTGTTCTTGCTTACCTAAGATCATTTGCATAGTAGCAAGTTGTTCTTGACGTGAGCCAGTACCTAAACCTACGTTGATTGTAACGTTATATTCTGTATCCCATTCACGAGGATTGAAGGGCACAAACTTACCATTAATACGAAGCGTTCTTACTGTGTCTTGATACTTGCATAGCAATTGCAAGATACCTTTGAATAGTGATTTAACACCTGTTTCTGCAAAGATACGAGCAATCAATTCTAACTTACCATAAGATGCATTAGACATTGTAGCTACTGCTGCAGCTGTAACGTTTTGCAATACATCTGGACTTAAACCTTGTTGAGCATCACTAACACCTGTACGTTTAGCTTGAACTCCATCTAAGTACTCTAGCATTGGGAATGATTGTGCAGCACTTGACTGTACTGTTAATGGTACGATTGCACCTGCATTCTTAACACGAATCACACCACCTGCTGTAGATGTTAATAAGTCATCTAAATTTACTTGGCCTTCAACTGCAGCAATGCGTGAGTTGTTAGTTAGGTATAAGTTATCTAACATCTGACGAGTTACAGTAGACTTAATTAATTGAATATCTAATGTACGATCAGCTAGTGATTGGCCATAGAATTTATGTGGAATTGGTATTGGGCAGATAGAATGGAATGGTACATAGTCACATTCCATATCTTCTAGAATCTCATTAGATGCATATACAATTCTTCTTAGTTCTGCAATGCCATCTTCATTATAATCTACTTGGATGTAACACTCATACACTTCTACTAATTCCATAGAAGTATCTTGAGTGCCCATGCTGTTAGGTTGTTCACCACGAGAGTAACGAGCAATTCTTTCTGGGCTAAACTCTAATGTATCGCCAGACGCTAATGACTCTACCATGTCTTTATCAAAACCCATCGCCACTAACTCAGAACGAGTAAGCATTCTACGATGTGCTACGAATGGTGAATCTTGAATTGTTTTTGCACGTTTAGATATTAAGAACTCTTCTGGAGGAACATTTTCTACAACAATATTACCTTTGTTCTTAGTGCGTTTTAATGTAACGTTGTTTGATTTGCTGTATGTTGTTTCACCAGTCATCTCATCAACTGTTGATTCTTCAATGATTTCCTGTGATGCAAGTTCTACTTCTGGATCTTGCATGATCATCATTAGCTCATCATCTGATAAACCTTCATACTTTTCTTTAGTAACATCTGTATTGTCATTCCAGTATGCTTTAACTACACCAGTCTTTTGTAGTAACGCATCTTTAAACCAGTTATGTAGGATTAAGAATCCATCGTTATCTTTATAGAATACATGATTAACTAATTGTGTGGCCTGCTCAGCATTTTGTTCATCGCCTTCTTTAGCTGGTGCAAATTCAACTACATTATCACTAGAAGTAAATACACGAATGAGTTGTGGCAATGCACCGTCAACTGCCTCAGCAACTTCACCTGTAACGATTGTAGACTTACCCTCAACTTCGTTACCATATGGCTCACGAAGATAATACTCAAGGGCTTGTTGACGTTCATCTGTGGTATCTGTTTCTAGATAACCTAATGAGTCATCTATCTCAGCCTCAATAATCGTCTTTAATTTGTTAATATCAATCATCTATACAATCCATTTATTATTAATGTTAAGAGGTTGACCCCAATCAGAGCCACTTTCATCTAAGCCTACAGCGAGATATCTAAAGGAATCGCTAGAATGACTGCACCAGTCGTGTAGTGGTGTGTCAAAGAATACGTTACGCTTCTCATCATATGTTCTACGATAGTTTCGTAATGCATCTATACCTTGCTTAACGTCTTTATCAAACCAGCATCTAGGAAGTAATCTGCGTACTGCTTGAATTCCATCTGCAACTGGTAGTTTCTTTACTACTGTAATCTCTAGTCCTGCTTCTTGTAACATCTCTTTACGAGATTTGCCTGTACCTAATTCTCTTACCTCTACATCATGAGGTAACAACTGTACAGCATTATCCCAACCATTATCACGCAACCAAGCAACATAAGTATCCAATCCTTGTCCATGATTTTCATAGAAATCTACAAGTCTTATTTCCTTACCTACTACCTGTGCTACCCAAATTGCTGTGCTATCTGATATACCTAAGTCCCATGCACAATATGTTTTTGCTAGTTCTTCTCTAGGTATTGTTGTTATCTTGTTATTCTTTTCTAAGTCATTAATAATCTGGCCATAGTATGAACCTTCTACAGCTGCATTAAATGAGCATTCAAATTCTTGGTTATACTTATCTTCACCCATCTCATTTTTAGCTGAGGCTAATTCATTTGCATCTAGTAACTGTGTTTGTGATGCTTTAAACTCTAATAGCTTCCATTGATCGTCACCTTTGTCAGCACGATCTCTTAAGTCTTTAAAATGATTGTTGCCTTTAGGTGTACCAATAAACATTGCCCAACCTAAACGATCAGATAATGCTGGTCTAACAACCTCACTAAATATACTTGGGTTTACGTCACCAATCTCATCAATCACTACACCATCTAAATAGATGCCACGAAGTGAGTCTGGTGAATCTGCTCCGTATAATGAAATACGTCTGCCCATAAAATCAACTCTTAACTCTGCTATGTTAGCAATGGCACCTAGTGGTCTTGTATAGTTAAGTAAGTAATCCCATGCAATACGTTTACATTGTGAGTACGTTGGAGCAATGTATGCAAATCTTGGATTAGGTTTATCACACAGTAGTGATGAATGTATCAACTGGTTTATGGCTGATACTGTCTTGCCCATACGTCTATGAGCTACCACTACTGTGAACCTGTTGTCCTTCACCATTTGGTGAATCAACTTCTGTGGAGCACGAGGAGTATACTCAGTAGATACTATGTCCTCGTCATCGTAAACTGTTTCAATCTCTTCAGACATCTATGCCTGTTATAACTTTAATGGATACTGGTTGATCAGCATCGCCTGTAATTTCAGTAGAAGATAAATCTGGTAAACTCTTCTTTAATAGTAGCTCAATTGCTTTCATTCTTGTTGCTGAAATTTCATTTTCAGACAAGCCAAGTGCATGATTTTGAAGAACATTTACGAGCTGACTAGTTTGAATCTTAGTCCTAATTTCTTCTTGATGTCTTTTTCTTAATCGTTCTGCCATGATGTAACTCCATTACTGGGTCATTACCTTTGTATGTTATAAATGTTTAACTAAATTGTAGCATCGCATTTTTGTTTAAATTTGCGATACAAACTACCACTTTACTTTGTTAGCCCAGTAAGCTGCACTCATCTTACCTTTAGCTATATTATCAGAATGTCTTGCCTTAAATGACTTAGATCGTGCAGTATCTTTTTTATCACCACTAACACCTTGTTGACCAAAGCGTATAAGTTTCTCTTTATCGCCTACCTTTGCCAGTACTGCATGGCTTTTAGTAGGATGGTCTGGAGTTCTCTTAGGCTTATTAACACCAGAGAATGTTTCTTTACCCTTCTTGATCATTTTTTCTTCTTAGCTGTTTTTGCTGCGTCCCTAAAGTCTTTTGCTGACGGAGCTTTCTTAGAACCCACCTTGTTCATCTTCTCACCAGAGCCCGCCTTGATCCTAGCCTTTTTTGCTGCGATGTTGGCATAAAGTCCAATTTTAGTAGCCACTTTTCATGCCTTTCTTTGCAGGTTTAGCAACCATCTTTTTGCCTGTTTTTTTAGCTTCTTTTTTTGCAGCTGCAACACCAGCTTTTGTATAACTGAATTTTTTACCATTAACGTTTGGCATTGTTTTTCCTTTATCTAGTTAGCATTCTTATAATTGCGTTTAAATCCATACCTTGTGGCATCATTTGGTTTTGCATTGGCATTGCATTTTGCATAGACATACCGCCAGCATAAGGAGGAATGTTTTGCATTGTGTTAGCTTGTGGATTATATCCTCTTAGAAAGTCTACATCTGAAGGAGTGCCTTGCGTGTAAACATCACCCATTTGTCTTACCCTTGACATTTCATCCATCTGGGCTTTCATTTGTGCAAACCTTAACGCTGCTAATTCAGCTTCAGTCATAGTGGCTGTAGGTGATTTACCACCATATCCACCTAATAATCCTGCTAATCTATCCATGATGTGTCCTTATTTTTTCTTTTTTTTGCTCATGCCTGCTTCGCTTAACGCAATAGCAATACCTTGAGCTTTAGATTTAACTACCTTGCCACCCTTACCAGAATGAAGTGTACCAGCCTTGTACTCACCCATCACTTTTGCTACTTTCTTCATCTTGCCTGCTTTTGTTGTTGGCTTCTTCATTAGGTATCCTTAATTTAAAATGCGTTAGGTTTGTACAGTCTGGACAAATATCATAACCTGTTGTGTCAAACGGTTGGCCACATTCAGAACAAATAGATACTTGCATACACTTTACTTAAAAAAAATGCCCACAGAACGTGGGCTAATAAACAACGGAGGTTGTTGAGCACGAAAGTAATAGATACAATTATCCCAACCCCCAGATTATACCACCAAATGTTACTGCTGTCAAGTTCTAGTTAGGTATTCTGCGTGTAGCAATAGTTAAAAGGTTATCTAATGCTTGGTTCATGTGGTAATCTTGCAACACTTCTGCCTTTGATCCTAAGTATTTATGATACACAGCATTCTGTTGCCTCTCTGGTAATGAATGGATTATAGCGTCAATAGTCTTAACGTGATCGGCTGTCATGGATTCGTACATCTCGTCAAAAGAAGTACTAGTGCCACCCCCATACATACCAGATGATTTGTTTGGGTATCCCAAAGACTTTGATGTACTCTGCTTCATATAGGCAGACCATGCCTTTAATAAATCAAGTAAATGATTCATTGTCATTTAGAAACTTCCCTTTCAATTAATCTTGCAAATAAAAATACTTGATCAATAGTTGACAGGCCGCCTAAACTTCCAATGCTGGCCTTAAATGCTTTTAATATTTGTTCGTCTGTTAATGAATTCATACCTAGTCCTCTAAATAATATAATGCACTTGCGTTAAAACTTTCAGCGTGTTGCATTCTAAAGTTATTGTGTTTGTCTTTATCTTCAGTATGTGTATATACACTTTTAATTTTTCCATCAAAGTTTGGCATTGGATGAAATATATCTTGTAATGGACAAGGATTGTTTACAAAATAAACTGTATGGCTTTTACTTCCACTTGAGTTTAAAAATCTATAGGCCACCATAGATGATATAGCACTTCTTATACTGTGATACTTTGCATTGATACGTTCAGATATTTCTGTTGAGGTAACCCTTTCATTACCAATTGCATTAAGAATTAATTGCCTTAATTTAGTAACGTTAATATACTCACCATTAACTAAATATAATTTTTGAGATTTGTTATCCATTGTCTTTTTTAAATCTATGTAATTTATTAATCTCTAAAGTTGTAGCGTGTGCGTAATCAAGATTAACACCATCTACTATTTTAGTTCCCATCTTAACAAAACTGCCTTTTTCAAAAAACTCTTTACACTTCATGTATCCAAGTATCCATGCTTTAGATTGATCATTAATAATTCTAGTAAATATATAATAATCGGCATCTTGTTTGTGAATACCGTTTATATTATGAGAGTTTACAGTACATAAGTAATGTGGCAAAGGTTTAAATTTACATGATATTGTTTTTATTTCTAACTTATATCCTTTGTATTCCATATCATAATTGTAACTGTCAGCAATTGTTTTTATGCCAAGAAAATCTTTTATAATCTCTTCACCTAAATAACCAAATATTGTTCTACTTTTTTCAGAACCAAACTTACTTAATTCCTTTCTATTAAAAGAAAACTTATCTGCTCTATCTTGTGCCGACTTAATCATTTCCTTTGTAATATTTACTTCAATCACGAAACATCAACTTCTTTTATTTGCCAACGATTGTTTTGTTTGTATGTACCCCATACAAATATCTTCCATCCTGCCTTGCGTACATACTTAACAGATTCACTATCAGCTATCTTTTTTATGCGTGCCCCCATATTACTCTTTGATGTGACCTGCACCGCTACTACTTGGCCTTCTTCAGTTATAGCAAGGATATCAATAAACGTGAAAAGGTCTTTGCGGACACCAGCATGGAAGTTAAATGTTTCCACTATCTGTACTAGTGGGTAATTTTCCTTCTTCATTTTTGCTAGTGCTACTTGTGTTGGTGACATTGCCATTAAATTGTTCCTCGTTAGGTTTACTTATTCCGTCTAAAAATCTTTTTTCAACTTCACCTGTACTTTTATTAAGCTGGTATTCATAATCTTTTTTAAAAATTCTATTCCAATTATCTGCGGCCTCTTGCTCAGATATTAATAATGGCCTTCTTCCAGAACCTTTACCCATCACCATCCTCCATGATATGAACTTTAATATATTTATAAGCTGCCTCAATTGCTACAAATGGAATTAAGAATGGCACTAACATAAAGCCAGTTATACCTACAATAAATCTAAGCATTTATTTTCCTCAATGTATCGGCAAGCAATTCTTCTTCAGTACCAAATTTATTTTCAAATGTTTCTTGTCCTGCATGAAGTGCTACACCATGACCACCATGTTGGTGATGCAATGGGCACAATGGAATTGCGTGCATAAAATCATTACGCATTCCTACTCCCATACCATGTCGTATGTGATGTATATGTGGAGGTGAATAACCATAACCTTCTCTTAAACAAACAATGCAACCCAGTTGTGATAACTTATCATAATGTTGCTTCTCTGCTTTGGTCAAAATGAAATCCCAATCCGATTGCAAATCGCTGAATGTCTTGAATGTAATTTTTAAACTCATCAACATTTAAAGACGTAGTACTCTTTATAGCATAGATTTCAGAACCTGCAACTGTTTTCTTTTCTGATAGATATTTGAAACGAAACATATCATGCAGCTCTTCTTCAGAATATCCTGTGTAATCACCAAGCTCTTTTAATATTGCCCAGTAGTAATCATTTTGAGAATTACTTCTCTTAGATTTAAACTTACCAAGTTCTAAGTCACCTTCTTTTTCAAAGTCATGACGATGAATTTTTGCTACTGCTAATAATATGTTGTGTTTCGTTATCCTCATATTTTTTGCTCCAGTTAGTAGATTTGTAAACCATTCCATTTTTTAATGTTACCTTCCATTCAGTAGGTGATAAAAGTTTTCCTTCTTCATCAATGTCAAAGTATTTAAACCATTCAGTTGTTTTGTAGTTCATATTGGCTTATCCCTATATCTCAATGACTTTGGTTGAAACCATAATGGTATAGATCCTTCCCACTCAAAATGCCTTTGCTTATTCACAGCCATAAATCCATCTGGAACAATCCTTGCATCTTCTTCAGAAAGTTTACCCTCCATTATGTCTTTTTCTTTTTTCTTATTACGGTACACAGAAACGCAATTGTCTGCAAGATTGGTAATTGTCGCAGAACCTGCCACGTCAAACTTACTAGGTGTATGAGTTGTTTCATCTATTGTTTTTCTGCTGTGTGCAATAAGATGAATGTGAATATTTAAATCTCGTGCTGCAATACAAAGTTGATCAACAAACTTCTTTTGGCCATTGTAATCATCCTCATTAATAGAGCACTTCATTAATGAATCTACCACGAAATGCTGAATACCTAATTGCTCAGCTCCATAATAGATAACTGACAATACTGCTGTAGGATTTGTACTTCCTAACTGATCGTACAAAAATAATTTATTAGTTGCATTATTGCAAAAATCAGTTATTGCACCTTCTGTAGGTTCGCTAGTACCTACTGATTGACGGATATATCTGGCCAATGTACTTCTGCATGACATCTCAAAAGAACAGATCATAACCTTGTAGTTCTCAATAAGTTTAAGCGTTACATAGCTGAGAAGCATACTCTTGCCATGTCCGCTGTAACCAGACCAGACTGTCGTTTCCCCTAAACGAAGTCTGAAATTTTCCGCTTTATCAAACGGAAGATACGCACCGCTTTGTACCTCGCCAGAGAAGTATCCAATAGTAGATTCAATAAAAGTATCTGGACTCTTAATTTTACGGTATTCATCGCTGTCCCTTCTAAAAAAATAGTTTTTAATTTTATCCTCATCAACGATAAGGTTCTGTACTTTTTCTTCTAATGACATAAGTCGTAGGCCTTTCTCAATCTTTGTGATGCCACCATTAGTCTATCGTGATCTTCTAGTGGTAGCTTTTTCCCATTAGCAATATCAATAGCCGCTAAAGCTACAAGCAATGTTTCATTAGAGATAGATTTTAAAACAGAATACGGATTAAATGGTTTTGATACT